AGAAAATCTTATGGTACTGACCTACAGAAAGTACGTAGGTTGGTACGTAAGGACAATGAAGCCATTGATAACTGGCGTGACATACGGTCACAGGTATTAGTAATTACAAAAAATAGTAACTTCAAAGAGTTAGTAGAATACTTTTATTTATCTAATGATTTCAATGTGTTACGAGACAAAACTAAAGTAGATTACAAATATTTTCTAGGTGTAGCGTGTGATAAATTTGCAACAGTCAAATATAAAAATATAACTACTAAGTTGGCAAAGTCGGCTTACGAAGACTGGGTTACACAGGGTGTTAGCTTTGCAAATCATATTGCTACATGCACTTCCCGTATCTTTAACTATGCTATTGAAATGGAACAGGCTATTCTAAATCCATTCTCTAATATAAAACGTAAGTCAACTAAAAGAAGAAAGGTAGTGTGGACAGAAACTAATGTAAAAGAATTTCTGGACACAGCCTACTCTGACTTTTCCAGTAGAAATATAGGTCTTATTGTACAGATGGCATATGAATGGTGTCAGAGACTAGGAGACATGAGAACACTAGAATGGGATAATATACAGTGGGATACAAGTAGACTATGTCTAGAGCAAAGTAAGCGTAGAGCCGAGGTGTTTTTACCTATTTCAGACAACTTAATTGGTATGTTAAGGGATCAGCATAAAGACTTTGGCTTTCAGAGGTATGTAGCACCCCATGTAAAGCCCATACAGGGTGTATACGAACCCTACACCTTACAGAAACTATCTAAGAATGGAAGGGCTATCATGCGTAAGGCCAAGCTACCTGAGACACTACGTCTAATGGACTTGAGAAGGACAGGTGTTACACAAATGGTTGATGCAGGTGTACCACTGGGGCAAATTATGGCAGTAACAGGGCATACACATGTGTCTTCTGTGCAACCATACATGAAACATACCTACACAAGTGCAAATTCAGCATTGACACAGAGAACAGATAGTTTAGAATCTACGAAGTAGTAACAAAGAAAGTGATACATTATGAATGTAAATAATATTATAAATGATTTATCACTTGTAAATGGTGAGTCAAAGAGATTAGATTGTCCATCATGTAATAGAACTAATACATTTACAGTGACCAATAATATGGGAACTATATTGTATAACTGTTATAGTAATAATTGTAGTTTGTCTGGTAAGAAGAATGTGAAGCTAAGTAGTGAGGATATACGTAAGTCTATTAGTCCTACAACTACAGAGAATAGTATACCTTTTATAAAACCGGATTGTCTAGTAAAAGATAACAAAGCAATATCTATATTCTGTAAGCAATGGTATATAGACCCTGATGAACTAGGTCTGTTGTATGATGTAAAGGAAAGCCGTGTTGTATTCCCAGTGTTAGAGTCAGGTGTAATGGTAGATGCTAGTGGCAGAAGTATCACACACCGAATACCAAAGTGGAAACGATATGGTAAAAGTAGCTTGCCTTATAGCTATGGTAATGGTAGTGTAGCTGTAGTTGTTGAGGACTGTATAAGTGCTGCAATTGTAGGTAGTGATGTATATGTCGGGGTTGCTGTGTTGGGTACATCCCTATCAGAAGAACACAAGAGGTTCTTATCACAGTTCTCAACAGCCATTGTAGCTCTAGACCCCGATGCACTACCCAAGACAATACAATTTACTAAAGAACTAAGGGGCTACGTTGACACTGTAGTTGCCTTCAAACTAACTAATGATTTAAAATATAGACACCCTAACGACATTGAAAAACTAACAACACTAGGAGTAAAATATGGAATTAACATTAATACGTAGTCTAATGGATAGAGACTTCTATGATGATCACAAGGGTGCAAAGTGTCCTGACAGATTATTTAGTAAGGATGTACGTAAGATTAAAAATGCTGTAGATTTAGCTATGAAAAGATACGAGCGTACTGTTACACCTGCTGAGATTGAAGCTCTGTTTATGTCTAACAATGCTCAACTTACAACAGCACAGAAACAGGCATACACATCTCTGTTTAACCAGATTAAGAAAGAACCCTTAATGGGTAATGACATAGCACAGGAAGTTCTATCTAAGTTATTTCAACAGGTAGTAGGTGAAGACGTAGCTAATCTAGGATTTGAAATGGTCAATGGTACTATGTCTAACCTAGAGCCTATACGTAATATACTAGAACAGTATGGTGATGACTTCACCCCTGACTTAAACATTGAATGGGATAACATGGATGTTGAGACATTGCTTGCTAAGAATGATCTTGAAGCCAGATGGACGTTTAATATACCTACACTTACACGTAAGATAGAAGGTGTGAATGAAGGACACCTGATTGAGGTAGGTGCTAGACCTAACACAGGTAAGACATCCTTCCATGCTAGTCTAGTTGCAGGACCAAATGGTTTTGCACAGCAGGGTGCTAAGTGTATCATACTATGTAATGAAGAAGGTCCACATCGTGTAGGTGCTAGATACTTAACAGCAGCTACAGGCATGACTATGCATGAAGTAAAGGCTAACCCCAGTAAGGCAAGGGATATATACTTACCCATAAGTGATAATATTAAAGTTAAAGATTCTACAGGTAGAGACATGTCTTGGGTAGAGAGTATGTGTAAATCATACAAACCCGACATAGTTATACTAGACATGGGAGATAAGTTTTCTAAGGCAGGTGGTTATGCTAGACCAGATGAAGCACTCAAGGCTAATGCCATACATGCACGACAGATAGCTAAACAACATGGTTGTGCTATATTTTATATGTCACAGCTATCTGCTGATGCAGAGAACAAGGTTGTATTAAATCAGGCTATGATGGAAGGATCACGTACAGGTAAAGCTGCTGAAGCTGACCTAATGATCCTGATAGCTAAGAACCCACCTGTTGAAGGACAGGAAGAAGAAGATACACAAAGACATTTGAATGTAGTTAAAAATAAACTGTCGGGGTGGCATGGTATTGTACACTGTGAACTAAACTACAGAACTGCAAGGTATGAAGTATGACACAACAGGAACTATTTATAATAGAAGAACTACCAGAAGAGTATATAGAAGAAGGAATTATATGCATAAAGTGTGATGTACGTCAACCTCTCTATAACTTTCAGAGTCCTAGACCTACTATGGGTAATTCTACTGGAGAAATAAAAAGAACTTGTAAATCTTGTCATAGTGGACATAGTAAGATTATTAGAAAACTTAAAGAGGAAAACGCTTACCCAGATAAAAATTATTGTTGCCCTATATGTAGTAGGGATGTATTAGAACTTAGTCGTCACGGAAAAAGTAAACTGAGTACATGGGTTTTAGATCACTGCCATGATACCAATACCTTTCGTGGTTGGGTGTGTTCACATTGCAACACTGGATTAGGTGGTTTTAAAGATGACTTGACAATAATTAAAAAAGCTGTTAAATATTTAAAGAGGCATAAGGAGAGTTTAGATGATGCACAAACCACCAAGGATTAAGTACTACGTAGAGTATGAGATCAATGCAGAACATGATACAGAGAGTATAACCATGTTTGCTCATGGGCCACAAATGGTACGAGATATACTTGATAGTTATATTGTAGCTAAGATAGAGGAAATTGAATGAATGTTGTAACAGTTTTAGATGTAGAGAATACTACTATTAAACGTAACAATAAACTTATGCTTGATCCTTTTGAATCTGAAAATTCATTGACAATGGTAGGTATGTTAAATAACTCTGGAGAAAAGATAGTTACGTTTGATCACAGTGAACAACAACCTACTACTGAGGGTGGAAGTATTGTCCAGAACATTCTGGATGATACCCACCTCTTGGTTATGCAGAATGCTATACATGANTTAACATGGTTGTGGGAATCTGGTTTTACTTACACTGGAGATATCTTTGATACCATGCTTGGTGCTTATATAATACAACGAGGACAAAAAGAACCCTTGAGTCTTGAGTACTTAGCAGAACGATACAACTGTGATACACAGAAGATGGGTACACTAAAGGATTACTTCAACAGAGGATATACGACCAGAGAGATACCACATGAGGAGTTGTCACAATACTTATCTGCTGACTTACATGCTACTATGGAGTTGTATGATAAGATAAATGATCAGCTTAACACACACGATACAGGCTTAGTGGATACCGTAAAACTAACCAATCAAATATGCATACATCTTGCACGTATCTATCAGAAGGGTTTTAATGTTAATCAAGAAGCACTTGAAGAAGTACGTAAAGAGTTTGAAGCTGAGAAGAAAGAGTTGTTAGCTAAGTTACAGTTGCAGGTGCATGAGCTAATGGGTGACAGACCTATTAATCTTAATAGTCCAGAGCAGTTGTCTTGGATTATCTACAGTAGAAAACCTAATGACAAACCTATGTGGGCTAACTCATTTAGTTCAAGGCTAACACCATCTGAGTTTAGATCTATTACTAAGCAGAACTCTGTTGTATTATACAAACAAAAGGCACGACAGTGTAATACATGTAGGGGTACAGGTAAGGTACGTAGAACTAAGAAGAATGGCACACCATTCGTTAAAACAAGTAAGTGCTTAGAATGTAAGTCAGAAGGATATCTCTTTACTAATACAGATACTATAGCAGGTCTAAAGTTTGCTGCACCTAACCCCGATTGGGTAAGCGCACACGGATTTAGTACCAGTAAAGACAACCTTATAAAGCTAGAGACCAATGCTAGAGAAAGAGATTTTAAGACTGCTGTTGTATTTTTGCAACGGGTTAGAAGATTATCAGCACTAGACACATATTTATCTAGCTTTGTTGATGGTATATCTACACACATTAAATCAGATGGTATGCTACACGTTCAGTTACTACAGCACAGGACAGGTACAGGCAGGTTGTCTGGAGCTAACCCTAACATGCAGAACATGCCACGTGGTCAGACGTTTCCTGTAAAGAAAGTGTTTGTGTCACGATGGGAAGGTGGTAAAATACTTGAGGCAGATTTTGCACAGTTAGAGTTTAGAGTTGCTGCATTCCTTAGTCAGGATAAGATAGCTATACAAGAAGTGTCAACAGGATTTGATGTACACAGTTACACAGCTAAAGTTATCAGTGATGCAGGGCAGAAGATATCACGACAAGATGCAAAGGCACATACGTTTGCTCCCTTGTATGGTGCAAGTGGATTTGGTAGGACAGAAGCAGAAGCGTCCTATTATCAACAGTTTACTACTAAGTACAAAGGTATATCAGAGTGGCATAAGAGATTAGCTAATGAGATACTTACTACTGGTAAAATAAAAACACCATCTGGTAGAGAGTTTACATGGCCCGATGTACAGCGTAGACGGAATGGAAGTGTGACATATTTCACACAGATAAAGAATTATCCTGTTCAATCCTTTGCAACTGCTGACATTGTACCCATATCTCTGATATACATAGATAAGTTACTAGAAGCAAATAAGATGGAAAGTTGTATAGTAAATACAGTACACGACAGTATAGTTATTGATGTACATCCAAATGAAGTAGATAAGGTAATACGAATAGTAAAAGCAACGAATGATAATCTAATTAACATAGTAAATACTAAATGGAATATAGACTTTAATGTACCTTTATTATTAGAGGCAAAGATTGGAGATAATTGGCTTGACACAAAAGATGTGGCATGATATAACTAAGAACCTTATGAAATATAACAGGAGAAATAAATGAACGAGATAGCAAACATAAATACAAATGACTATGCAGCAATGGCTAAAGCTATGGGCATGGTAATGGATACAGGAGCTAATAAAGAAAAAGCTGATGCACTAGCACGTGTACGTATTAACCACTCACCCATCATGGGTAGATCAGAAGTTAAAGGTAAGATGGTTAATGTAGAAGTTGTGAGTGGTGGTACATACAAACTGGACATACCAGATGGACCAACATACTATTCTGATACAGCTACCATACGTCCTTACATGCAAAGGTTTATGCATAAGCGTTTTGTAATGAAGACAGATACTACACCTAATCGGTATATTAAAACTATTATGGCTGACAACTTGAATGTTGATCTAAAAGATAATGATGGTGGTTTTAATTGTGGTAAACCTGCAGGTTATATACAAGATTTTAAATCTTTACCTGAGAAGATGCAAGACCTTCTGAAGCAGATCAAGCGTGTACGTGTACTGTTTGGTACTATAGAGTTAGACAATCCTGTGGATGAGACAGGTGCATCAGTTACGATAGGTGCTACGCCATTCATATGGGAAGTTGAGAACAGAGATGCTTTCAAAACCTTTGGTACAAATGTGTTTAATAAACTTAATAAGATGAAACGTCTTCCGATACAGCACTATGTTAAGTTAGCTACAGAGGAACGTAAGTTACCTAATGGTAATTGTTTTTATCTTCCATCTGTTACTCTTGACCTGTCTAACACCCTTGATATGGATGATGAAGCACAGGAGATATTTGCTAACTTCTTAGCATGGGTAGCTAACTACAATGGTTACATAACAAATGCATGGAATGAAAGTATGCATAAACATGAAGAGGTTGATAAGAGTACTGTTGATGATTTTATTGACATAACTGCAGAGGAATTTGCTTAATGAAAAAAGAGTCAGAGTCGGAACATTGGTATAGTAAAACAGGAGAATCTGCATATACTATAGTAGGTTCAAATGGCAAAGAACGCAACACCAATTTACGGGATGCTAGGAAACATGGTTACGTACCATCTGTTACTACTATCCTTGGTGTTGCAGCCAAGCCATCTTTAGAGAACTGGAAAATAAATCAGGCTCTGAACTCTGCCCTTACATTAAAGAGGCGTGACGATGAGAGTGCTAACCAATTCTTTTATAGATGTAAGGAGCATTCAAAGAGTATAGGTAAGCAAGCAGCAGAGATGGGTACAACCATTCACGCTATGATAGAGCAAGGCTTTGCAGGTGGTAAGGAAACAAAACCTTATATGGTAATAAAAGAATACTTGGATAAAACATTTCCTGATGAGGAGTGGATAGCAGAAAACTCATTCTGTGCTGAAGCAGGTTATGGTGGTAAAATAGACTTGTATTCTGAATCAGGAATCTTTGTTGACTTTAAAACTAAGGACAACCTAGATGGTAAAGAAGGATCTAANCTTGTGTTTAATGAACATGGTATGCAGTTATCAGCCTATGCTGAAGGCTGTGGCTTTGATGATCCTGAACGAGTATCCATTTTTGTAGACAGAAAGGATACAGGATTAATAGTTCCATATAAATGGGATAAGGGTACACACCCTAAACATTTACGGATGTTTAACAGTCTGTTAACGTACTGGAAACTGTTTAAGAACTATGATCCATCTGAAACTACTGCTATAGATGAGAGGAGAAAATAGTATGTTGGAAAATTTAGACACTCTTGCAGAAGAGATAAAAGCAAAAGAAGCTGAAATAAAAGAAATGCGTAAAGAATATAGAGAACAAAAGACTGCTGGTCTTCGTTCTGCTATAGAGCAACGAAATGAAGCAGACAAACTTGTACGGGAAGAGTTAAAATCACTAGGGTATAATTACAGAAGCCCTTATGAAAGTCTTTTTAGGACAGGTATTGCGTAATATAAAGCAGTTTCAGGCTGCCTTAAAGTATGGTTATCGTAGTGGTCTAGAGATTAAAGTATCTGATTACTTAAAAGAATTAGACCAAGACTTTAGATATGAATGCTTTAAGATAGAGTGGGAAGATCTGATGTATAGAACATATACGCCAGACTTCCTACTACCTAATGGTATTATAATAGAAACAAAAGGTCGTTTTGTAGCATCAGATAGGCGCAAACATTTGGCTATACAAAAACAACATAAGAATCTTGACATACGTTTTGTGTTTGAAAGTAGTAAACGTAGGTTAAGTAAGGGTTCAAAGGGTACGTATGCCAGTTGGTGTGAGAAGTACAATTTTTTATATTATGACAGAATTATTCCACAAGAATGGTTAAAAGAAAATAATAAAAAAACAAAAACACTATGGCAATTAAGTGATAAAAGTGTTATACCTTTCCCATTAAAGAAAACAAGGAGAACATAGTATGGAAGAAAAAATATACATAGACTTTGAACCTAACGATTTTATTATAAGAATTAC